AAATTTTTCCCCCCCCCCCCCCTACTACTACTACTATTACTACTATAAAGCCTTATATTATAAGGACTTAGGCGTCCTGCAAGAACTCTGCAATAACCCTGCAATAACCGCCATAACCTAAAATCTAACTATATTTTAAGTTTCTATGTTTGAATAACTGTTGTTCTTATGAATGTTTACAGAATGGTGCCTAGAATCGACGATCGGTGTTTATTGCGTGTTTGGTCAATCAAATGTGCGTTCGTTGGTTTTAGGCTATGTTTTGTAAAAGTAAATAGACTTGCAACGTGGTGAACTGGCGGCATATTGTTTGTGTGCGGGTGTTTCCGCAACATGATGAAATGATCAGGAGATGATGATGGCTGGCAAGATGATTCGTGAGATTCGGCCGTTAACCGCCGATGAACAGCGCATGGTGGAAGAAAACATAGGATTAGTTAGTGGATTCATCAAACGGTATTTCCCAAAAGGTGAACGCGATTTTGACGGCTACAAACAGGAACTAATGATTGGACTTATGATCGCCGCCCAAACCTACGATCCGGCAAAAGGCGCGGCATTCTCAACCCATGCAAGCTGGCGATTCATGCATCAGCGGTCCGAATGGTTGCGCAAAAAGCGCAATATCACTACGTTTACTGATCTGCAAACAGAAAAGAGATACGCCGAAAACAATGACGATGGCATCGAAAGCATTATGGTCGCCCCGCCAAATTCTAATTCTGTTGTTGAAGATTTCTGGAATTTCGCCCATGAAAATCTGACTACGGCCGAACTCGATGACTTCCTAGAATTTCGGAATAACGAACGATACAATAAACGAACAAGCCATGGCAGATCAGTAGGGTATAGTAGACGTATGGTCTCAATCGAGCGGATCAGGAATGAATTTGCGATGGAGTAACCCATGGCACGTAAAGAGCCACCAGGCAAAACCATCGAGCAAATCATGGACGAAGTCACGCAAACAGAATTGACCTCGTCTAGCCTTGCGCGTATCGGCAATATCATTAAGGGAAATAACTATCCAGACTTAATCGATATCGAAACCCTACTCGATGACCTTAAGGCATTGCGCTATCGGTTTACTGTCAACCACATGACTCAGCAAATAACAAATTTAATTAACCGAGAAAAGAATACAACCCTAGAATCGATCGGCGATCTGAGGCACGCGGGAAAGACTTTGGTTTGGGTTCTAAACAGACTTAAAGAACATCGAGCGTTTGAAGAAGGGGAAGGCGAGGATGACGCATGACAAAAAAGGAAATGATTGTCGCGTGCATTGATGCCCGATTTGAGGGGAAAACATTACCCGATAACGCAGTCGATTGGCTTATCGTTGAACTGTGCGCGGCACGACAAGCCATTCACGATAACTGTACAGTTGTTTACAATGGTAAGGAAATGATCCAAGATTGGGCGAAACAAGTCTTAGGCTAATGGTGACGAAATGAATTCAATCGAGCCATCACATTATTTGGCCAAAGACGATTCTCGTATTGAATGTTGCGACGCTCAACGCGCCATGTTAGGAATCGACGGATACAAGGCATATCTTGCCGGTATGGTCATCAAATATACGTGGCGGTATGAGAAGAAGAACGGCGTCGAGGATTTGCGCAAGGCGAGAAAATGCCTTGACATGCTCATTGGCGAACTTAATACAGGAGACGATAATGGATGATAATAGCGAATGGCTAGAACCAGAACACAACCCGATCTTGCGGTTCATATCGTTCATCGGATTGGGCATATTTGTAGGATACGTTATCGGATGGTCAATCTACTGGACCGTCTGGCTTATACGCGAGGTCTTAGGATGAGATTCGCTCTTGCAATGGTATGAAGGCGTTGGCTTCTCAACAGCCAGCGCGCAAGCCGCCATCAGGAATTGCTGTTATTATGGTCAAAGAACGCCAGTCGAGATCGGCGTTAGTCGTGGGCGCAATGGCTGGTATGCTTGTGTCAGATATCGTTAATGATGAGGTGCCATCATGGAATACGATCGCATTGACGAAATTCGTGAATACAGTAAATGCTTGGACAAGCAAACCAAAGCGATCATCAAGGAATTGACCGACGATATCGAACGTCTCATGGAGCTCAACCGCGTACTACTAGGGCTCTAGATGATTACGTTCAACTTGCCAATCCCGCCATCCGTTAACAAAATATGGCGACGTTCCAAAAATGGCATGTTCAAAAGTGCCAACTATCAAAAATGGATTCTTCTGGCTCGAGTATCACTCAGCCAGATTGAATCCGAAGTCGTTTGGCCACAAGTCAATATCACAATCACAATCAACGGCGGAAAAGGATGGCGATCCAATCGTGATATCGACAACGTGCCAAAAGGAATTCTTGACTCGCTGGTACTCGAGGGAATCATACCCGACGATAATTGCGATATCGTCCGCAAAATGACGGTCGAGTACTTGCATCCAAAAGCACCAAAAGACGACGCATACGTCAATGTGCAGATTCGACAATATGAGAGCGCCTAAACTTGATAACTATATTTCAGTAACGGAATTGACCAAACGGTTCGATTCCTTACGGTCATCAATCACAATGAGTATCGACATATACCACGCCATTTGTGTTATCATTGCGCCAGAAATATACGCCAGCAAGGATTACGACAAGCCGACTCAAGCCGAACCGGGATCCGACGCGAAGATACGTATAATGATCGATAGGGTTCGACGCGGACTCAACCCGACTTCACCAGGCGATCGAAAGAAACAAGTGCCGCGTGATAACATAAAAACAGAACACAGAATTCATCTTAGACTCAATGACATTGATTGCGAAGGAGACGAAATTTGACTACAAGTAAAAATAATGGCAAACCAACCGGTAAAATAAAGTCCAACCGTGGACGTAAACCCGTACTCAGTATGGACATAGTTGCGTCCAATATTGTTTTGTACTCGGGCAATTTGTCGCGGGTTGCTAAGGCTTGCCACGTTGCGCGCAGTTGCGTCCATGACTTTATTAACCTGCATCCTCAATTAAAGAAATTGATTGAAGATGCCCGAGAGTCTATGATCGATGACGCGGTCGATGGATTACATAAAGCCGTCAAGAGCGGTGAGGCATGGGCAATATGTTTTCTTTTGAAATGTCAAGGTAGGGCTCGAGGGTATAGCGAAAAGCACGAACTCACCGTCGAGGCTGTTCGGCGTGAGATAGTTGAGGAAATTGTTGATGCGCCAACCACGGCAACCATTACAAACGTCAGTCAAATTGCATTCGGCGCAAGCACAATTCCATCATTGCCAGGCACGATATAGGGGATTTGTTGGCGGTCGTGGCGCGGGCAAATCTTGGATCGGCGCATACGACATGATCAAGCGCGCCATGTCGCCAGAAGGCCGTGGTCGTCTCTACCTAGTGGCCGCTCCAACGTATCCGATGTTGTCCGACTCATCGATCAGAACAACCGTTGAAATATGCCGCATGCTAGGCGTGTACAATCATGATTCGCTGAAACGTCAACCGCCTTCATTACTTTTGCCAAACAATTCTGAAATTCTATTCCGATCGGCCGATGATCCGGAACGACTACGCGGTCCTAACCTATCCGGCGTCTGGCTTGATGAAGCCTCCCTAATGAGTCATGAGGCCTACACTGTCGCCATCGCCACGTTGCGGGAACGCGGTCAAGCTGGCTGGCTATCTGCAACTTTCACCCCGAAAGGCCTAGGCCATTGGACCTACGATACGTTTGCTACTGGCAAGCCAGATACCGCCCTGATTCGAGCGCAAACAAAAGCTAATCCGTTCCTCGACGCGGGATTCATCACGGCGCTGGAGGCCCAGTACAGCGACCGTACCGCATTGCAGGAACTGTCGGGCGAGTTCGTCGATTCGGAGGGCGCTGAATGGCCAGCGGAACATTTTGGCCCACATATTTGGTGGAACGGTTCGTGGCCACAATTGCAATGCAAAGTTATTGCGGTCGATCCATCAAAAGGTCGGGAAGCAAAACAAGGCGACTTTAGCTCAATTGTTATGTTAGGCCGCACCATGGACGGCGCGCTCTATGTCGATTCTGATATGGTGCGAGTCAATACCGAAGTGCTGGTCGATATGATTCTTGAAAGACAACGCGAATTCAACGCTGACCTAGTCGTGATCGAGGCCAACCAGTTTCAGGAACTTATCGCCGTGCAACTCATGGAACGCGCTCGAGGTCGAGGCATGGCCATACCCTGCCGACCAATCGTTAACGTGGTCAATAAGCTGGTTAGAATCCGAAGGCTAGGGCCATACTTGTCGCAACGTCTATTTCGTTTTCGGGACACGCCACATAACAAAATCATCGTTGAACAAATGCGAGATTTTCCAACCGCTTCACACGATGATGGTCCGGATGCGCTCGAAATGGCATTACGTTGTATGATAGAATTACACAATGGCCGTCAAGGCAAAATGGTGACGAGGTTAGTGACATGAGCCAGCCAACATGGTTTCAAAAGCTTTTCGGCATAAAACCAGCCGATTCCATGCCATCGTTATCGCAACAAAGAATCGAACTTGAAGAACAAATCAAAATCAATCGGCTCAAAAAAGCCGTGAGACTAACAGAATCAAACGCCGATACCGATTATTGGCTTACTGCGTACGTTGACCTGTTAGCCAGGTACAAGGACGGATTCGCCTTAGCTTATCCGATCACGCAACCTACCGATCGTCGATACGGCGGAAACTTCCCGTTCTGGTATTCCGAACAGCAACTAGGCTTGATCCGCGCTCAGGCTCGATTACTCAGCACAATGAACCCAAACGCTCAAGGATTGCTAAACGGGTTGTGCAGTTATGTTATTGGATCAGGATACAAATACGACGTGGTTGGCAAGCCCAATCGTGAAGTACCCGACGAGATTTTGGTCAAGGTTCAAGATTGTATCGATAACTTTATTGACCAGAACGCATGGACGGAAATGGAGCAAGAACTGTTCTGGCGATCGCGGGAAGACGGCGAGTTTTTCCTACGATTATTCCCGCAAGAAAACGGCAAAATGATGGTCAGAGTCATCGAGCCGGAACAAGTATTCATGCCGCCGGGAGAACAGCTTGCCGATTTTAGTTACGGCATCAAAACAGAATTAGATGACGTTTGTAACATTTTAGCCTATGCCATTTCATACATTTCGCCAATGGGAGAAAAGGGCGATAATCCAATGGCGACTGAAGAGGTTCCAGCGGACGAGATCGTTCACGTCAAGGTCAATGTTAAGCGCAATATCAAAAGAGGATTATCAGATTTTTCCTACGACACGCTCGATTCATTCGCCGCCGCTGGCAAGCTACGCGCCAATCTCGGAGATGGAGCCGCCGTTCAAGCCGCGATAGCTGGCGTCAGGCAATACGATACGTCATCGTTCGCTCAAGTCGATGCGTTTGTTGGCGCTCAAACAGACTATGCGCAATACAGTCCGGTAACACAAAGAGCAACTGATTTTCAACAAATCAAAAGTGGTACATTCCTTGATATTCCGAAAGGCATGAATTATGTTCCGCCGCCTGGAGCCGCTGCTTCGCAAGGTCATCTTGAGATCATGCAAGCGTTGCTACGTTCCGCTGGCAACCGCCACAATGCGCCAGAATGGCTTGTTTCGAGCGACGCCAGCAACAACAACTATGCCTCAAGCATGACCGCCGAATCGCCATTTTTGCGCCATTGCAAACGATTACAAGAACTGTACAAACGACCGTTTCTCAAGGTCATCAAGGCCGCAATTCAAAACGCCGCCGACGCTGGATTGTTGCCAATCAATATTCTTGATTTTGTGGATATTTCAGCAACACCGCCAGAACTTGAGGTCCAAGATAAGGCCGGAGTAGCTCAAGCCAATCAGGCATACGTAGCTATGGGCGTTAAGAGCCGACAAACAGTCGCTCAGGAACTAGGTCTCGATTGGGATACCGAAATAACAAACAATCAGGAATACGCCGAACAAATGGGAGGAGGCGCGCCATTGCCAATGCCGGGCGATGGATCGCAACCAGCGCAAGAGCAATCGGATGAAGAGGAAGCTATGCAAGTCGCTGGTGAATCCGAAAAATCTGAAGTCGGCAACAAAATATCAAAATTGCGCGGAGAAGGTTATCCGCAAGATCAAGCAATAGCAATCGCTCTTGACATGAAACGGCGTGGCGAAATAACAGAATGAATCATCTATCAAGCGTGATGGCCGCGAAAACTGGTATCCATGCCGTGGATACCGTTATTCGCATTGATCGTCAGGCCGACAAAATCGATCGCCAGACTGAAAAGATTTGGCGCAAAATCCTTGCCATCATATCGTCGTCGTTGTCATCCGACATGCAACGACAAATAACACTATTACTCCGTGAGATTCAAGCAGTCGCTATGACTGGCGTGGCTGATGCGTTACGTGATGCCGTGCAACGATCACGATTGCGAACCGCCGCAACGCTGGCCGATAAGGTGCCGATCGAATACCTATCGTTGGCAATGGCCAGCGAAAAGAACAACGCCGTCGCACGTACGAGGATTGCCGAAGGACGTCGAGCAACACCGGCGGAACGTCGGCGAATCGAGGCGCAATTATTGCCAGATGACGATGAGGAAACTGTTGACCGGATCGTGTATTCGCCGTCAGGGCAAACAACGTGGCAACAACGCATGGCCCAACAAACATCGTTAGCGTCGCCGGAATCGGTGGCGCATGACGTGACTATGGGAATGCTGGCGGGCGAAACACCAGGGCAATTGGCTCGACGTATGGCACCTACCGTTCAAAATGTGCGCACAACCGCCAGACGCGTGGCTAGAACAGAATCAACCCGATGCTCAACGGAAGCCAATCTTGAAATTTATGAAAACCTAGGCGATATCATAATTGGCTACCAAATTAACGCAACAATGGATTGGCGAGTTCGTCCGCATCATGCCGCCCGAAACGGCACAATCTATTACCGAAACCCGCGTCCCGGTCAAGAATCAATGCTTAGAATGCCACGTCCGCCAATCGAGGAAGATGGCACGGTTGCGCATAATTGTCGATGCAATCTGTCGCCGGTATTTCAGCCAGCAGAACATATTGAAAACGATCCGGCATTGCGTGCCTTATTTACCGATCGGCAAGGCGACATTATTCCAGATCCGGCGACATATGAGGAATGGTTCGCTCAGGCTCCACCTAGCGAGAGACGTTGGGCTGTTGGCGCGCGTCGATTGCGTGCCGCTCAAGATCGACTCGAGCCGGGAGAACAATTGAAATGGGCGTCGGTTATTGATCCGCGTACCGGTCAACTACTCAATCACAATACGATCGCCAATGAGACCTCGAGGCGACGATTGGCACGGATAGCCGCTGTTGATGAGATTGTGGCCGAGAGGGCCTATCTTGCGCAACAAGTCGCCACATTCGGATACCTACCGCCGGAACAACCGCCGCCAGACACAATCGTCATCGGGCCAATGCCCCCGATGGCTCCATCTGGTATACCGCCGGTATCGGTACAACCAACATCGTATCCGCGTGCCGATCATCGCATACCAGCGCCGCCAGCGAAAACACCTCCGCCAGCAACGCCGACATTGCCGGAACCTAAAGCTAAAATGTGGAGGGCTCCAAAAATCCGGATGGCGCAAAAGTTTGTTCAGAAACCAAAACCAAAACCGCAACCAAAGAAAATAACAAAAAAGAAACCCGGCAAAACGATCAAAAAAAATCCACCCAAAAAGCGAAAGAAGTAGTATCCGGTTGACAATAACGAAATCAAGGTTGTATCTTATAAACATGGCCACAAAGTTTTTCGTTACCATTGTTGAAAGTTCCGGATCGTCTAACCGCATGGTTGTCGATCGTGAACATGGCATTATCCGTGGAGT